CCTTGGGCACGTTAGGTAAACCGCCTAAGATGTTTTACGACAAAGAGTCTGACGCTATTCAACATCAAGCCACATTGACTAATTTAGAACAACAAATTGTTTCTAAACAAGCAGAAACAGATCCGTATACGGAACAGATTACAGAAATGCAACAGCAAGCCTTACAGGAGGTGTTATATGACACACTTAACGAACTTACTCGCTTACAAGAACACCAAGACTTCCTGCTCAAGCTCCTTACAAGCAAGGACAGTTTTATCCGTAAAAAGATTATTGAGCAAAATCTTAGCTACCTCAACGCTCGGTTGACACACTATTTAGATCGTGTGGGGTTACCACACACTGTGGTATTCCAAAACGACTTGACTGTTAGCATTGAAGAACTAGGTCGTGAGCTGGACTTTGGAAATTTGAGCCGAGGAGAATCTACTAGACTTGTATTAAGTATGAGTTGGGCATTTAGAGATGTATTTGAGTCGTTGTATCAACCAATTAATATTCTCTTCATTGACGAATTATTAGATAATGGTCTTGACGTACAAGGCACAGAAAATGCTTTGGCACTCTTAAAACACATGGCAAGAGAAAGACACAAATCCATTTGGCTTGTATCTCACAAAGACGAATTATCTGGGCGTGTAGAGAATATACTTAAAGTAATTAAATCAAATGGGTTTACAGAGTACAACACCGACGTAGGAATTGCATAAATACGTGTGGGCGAACGGACTTGATCATCCTTCTATGCCAATACATAGATAGCCCGTCACTTATTTATTGGAGTATCAAATGAAAAAAACAATAGCCTTCCTATATAGATGGACCCAAAAATCCACCGGAATGTGGTACGAAGGGTCACGATCCGAAAAAGGATGTCATCCCAAAGACGGATATATCTGTTCAAGTGATATAGTAAAGCCTATGATAACTGAAGATTCTAGTGATTGGTCAAGAGAAATATTAGTTATTGGCGAACCAAAATATATTAGAAAACTTGAAACTGTAAGATTAAAAAGTTTAGATGCTAAAAACGATTCTATGAGTTATAATCAAAGTAATGCTGAGTGGGATCCAGGCAATAGATTGGGCAGGAAAGAATCAGAAACAACTCGTAAGAAGAAAAGTACAGCACGGCAAGGTGACAAAAATCCTATGTATGGGTTACGGGGAGAATTATCTCCGCACTACGGCAAAACTTATACAGACGAGCGAAGGGAAAATCAAAGTAAAGGGGTCAAAGCATACGCATCAAATCGTCCCGAATCTCACAACAAAAATATTAGCAAATCGCTAAAAGGTAATCCAAATGTAGGACTTAAAGGAAGCAAAAATCCATCTTATGGAAAGCCCAAACGGTCGTTGCATTTAAATGGTACTACCCATCACTGCGAACATTGTAATAGGATAATAGCTGGATATGGAAACTACAAAAGATGGCACGGAAAAAAATGTAAGCATTATCATGCGTAGAATTCGAGTCCTTCATATTGAACCTACAGATGTTTGCCAGGCCGCATGTCCTATGTGCGCTAGAGAAACCGATACAACTTTTAATAAAAGTTCAAAACACCATCTTAGAGTAGAGCATATACAACGTCATTTTAGTGACCGTGTAATTTCTAATTTAGATAAAATGTTTATGTGTGGTAATTATGGCGACCCAGCCGCTGGATACTATACCATGGATATTTACAACTACTTCAGACAAGTTAATCCTGACATTGTGTTGGGTATGAATACCAATGGCGCAGTTCAAAGTACATTCTTTTGGCATGCGTTAGGAAAATTGTTTAACCAGCCAGAAGATTATTGTGTGTTTAGCATCGATGGCTTAGAAGATACTAATCATGTTTATCGTAAAAATGTCAATTGGGAAAAACTAATGGCCAATGTCAACGCATTCATTGCCGCTGGCGGGTCGGCTCATTGGGACATGTTGGTGTATAAACACAACCAGCATCAAGTAGATGCCTGCGAACAATTAGCCAAGGCTATGGGATTTAAATGGTTTCGCGCCAAAGTTAGCAGGCGTGGTTTTACTAATCGATTAGAATTTCCAATCGGGTGGCAGGAATCTATAGTTAAACAAGGCCCTATTAAATGTCATGCTCAAGAGGAAAAAAGTGCCTATATAGATGCAAAAGGTCGATTAAGTCCTTGTTGCTGGCTCGGTGCTACACAAAAAGATTTTATTAAAGACGACTTGGCTACAGTTAAATTAACTTGGAAAACTGACACCCCAAATTCTGTGTGTAAAACTACTTGTTCAAGTAATAAAAATAAAACCAGTTTTACAAATCAGTGGCAACGCGAGGTGCAGTTATGTTAGCAATCTGGCATTTTCATATTGAAATATCTAGCAAGTGTACCTTGCGCTGTCCTCGGTGTGCTCGCCAAGAGGTACCAGATAGCTTAATTAATACTGAGTTAGACCTAGAATTTTTTCAAAGAAACTTTACTCCTGAGTTTATCAATGCCAATGTGGAGAAAATTACATTCTGCGGCGACGATGGTGATCCTATATATGCACACGATCTCATTCCGGTTATTCGTTATATCAAATCAATTAAACCTGTTGAGATTGTTATTATTACTAATGGGTCACATAAGAAATCAGAGTGGTGGCAGGAATTAGGTAGTGTTCTTACTGAGCAGGATACTGTGCATTTTAGCGTAGATGGGTACGATAATGCCAGTAATAATTTGTATAGAGTGAACAGCGACTTTGATAGTATCACTGCGGGTGTCCAAGCACTAAGAGAATCCAGTGCGTGTCGATTAGTTTGGGCTGCCATAGCATTTAAGTTTAACGAGCTTTATATAACTTCCATGGAGAATTTGGCTAGAAAGTTAGATATGGATGCTTTTCAATTAACCTTAAGCACTAAGTTTGGAAAGCTATATCCCACGTATGGCATAGAAGATCCTCTACAACCCAGCGACCGGTACATTAGTAGCTCGCATAGATTTGAAAGACGTGTTACAATACTAAGTCTGCGTGGATTAAACAATAGTGTAAACTCCATTAATGCACAATTATACAAGTCAGTTACTGAAATAAACAACGTTAAACCGTTGTGTAGTATAGGCAATAAAGGCTTATACATTGATGCTCAAGGTAGATTATTTCCTTGTTGCTGGGTGGCAAATAGGTACAGTCATAATTCAGAATGGAAGGATATCGCTAGTAAATTTGATTTGAATCACCGTACACTTAGTGATGCTATAACTGATAATTTTTGGGCATCAACGTTTAAAACTTTTAGTTGGCAAGAGTGCCAGACTAAATGTGCAGCACCTAGAGTTAATGAAAAATATGCAACCGAGTGGTAAGGTCATAACTACTAGTCCATGGTATGGCTGTACGAAAGGAAAAATTACTCGGTGTTGGTAATCAAATAAATAGTAGTGTTAGCCGCGATATTGAAGTATCCGCTAACTCTAACAGTTTATAGGACTATCAGCAATGAATATTTATTATGTATATGCTTATTTAAGAGTAGACGGTTCTCCGTATTACATAGGCAAAGGGCATGGTTCAAGACATAAATCTAAAGATCATAAAGTAAAAGTTCCGTCGACTCATAGAATAGTAATATTAGAGTCAGGACTTACCGAGCTCGGGGCTTTTGCTATCGAAAGACGAATGATTCGATGGTACGGTCGAAAAGATTTAGGAACAGGAATACTAAGAAATAAAACTGATGGCGGTGAGGGTGTATCGTCTAATACGATGTTAGGCAATAAAAATGCTAGAGGAAATAAAGGAAAATCTAAGTCAGCAGAACACAAATCAAATATGTCATTGGCAGCAAAAGGAAAACCTAAATCAGAGTCACAGAAGTTAAAGCAATCAGCAACAATGTCCGGGCGTAAACAATCGCAAGAGGTTATTATTAAACGCACACAAGCAACTATCGGAAATCGTTGGTGGAGCAAAGATGGTATTTCTCAGAAAAGCAGAGAGTGCCCTAGTGAAGGATGGGTGTTAGGCAGAGCCGCAATTAGTAAGAAGTTGGCAGTGTAGTGTGGACTTACAAAGGCACAGAAGTAGTAGCTCTTCCCGAGGAATGTGTAGGATTTGTTTACATTATTGTAAATGTACTCACCGGCAGGAAATATATTGGTAAAAAATTAGCAAAATTTAGCAAGACAACATACAAAGTAGTAAAATTAAAAAACGGCAACAAGAAACGCAAAAAAATTCGTAGCAAAATTGAATCAGATTGGCAACTATACTATGGCAGCAACGATCAACTAAACAAAGACATTGCAGAGCTAGGCTCAGACAACTTCACAAGAGAAATATTGTTTTATTGTACATCAAAGGCATCATGCAGTTATATAGAAGCTAGAGAGCAATTTAATCATAGAGTATTAGAGTCAGACGACTACTATAACGGGCAAATAGTTTGCCGTATACATGGTAGTCACATAAAAAACAAA